TATCAGGGATCTGATGAACAGGGCCCATTTGCCGATGTTTCATGAGCGTATGAAGGTGCCGAACCGCATTAAGCGCCGGAGACGTGTCGTTGATTTTCAGAATCAGGAGGTGCGTGGCATTAATCTTCGGGATCAGCGTCCTGGGCATATGACTCGAGGCCAGTGGGGGTATCGGAGACAAACGGTTGGGCAGGCTCAATCGCATGGGTCGGTGGAGGAGTACGACATCGAGGATGGTCCTGCGCCCATGAATATTGACTCTGAGATCTGGAACCCCAGCAACTAGGCGACACCTGTCGGGTGGGGCAACGAGGCCCCTATGTTCAAACAGTTTAAGAATCGTAAAGCGTTTGCGAGGGCTGAAGAGGCCAAAGCGGACGACGAAATCATCTGCGCCACATTGATCGACGAAAAGCCCGTCTACTTCACGATGCCATCTTCTGCTTCAGAGTCAGAGGTTCGTGAGAAGGCGTTCGAAGTTAGGACCGGCAGAGAAATGAGTAAGATCGAACGAACCCTTGTTGAAATTGTTGAAGTGCAACGCTGATGCTCGACATCAACCTGCTTCCCAACATGTATGCGTCGTGGCGTGCAAGGCACTATGACCGTGACGTTCGCATGGAAACTATGGACCGGGTGGTCCGTGGGGACTTCGACATTTTTGACCCGGATGAGGAAGGCGTCGATTCTCGTTCCCCGAACCTGATTCAGGTTGCGTTGGAGGACACGGCTGAGTCTGCGTCTCTGGTTCCTACTGTCCGGGTGCAACCGGATCGGCCTACCCAGTCCGCTAAGAAAACTGCTGCCCTGATGGAGCAGATCGCTGTGTCCTACATGGATTCGAATTCGATCGACATGCTGATCCCCCGTTCCGTGATGGACAAAGCAGCGTACGGCATGTCAGTGTGGACGGTTGTTCCTGACCTGGAACAGAAGATTCCTCTGATTGAGCGTCGTGATCCCCGGCAGTGTTACCCCGAACCGGGGTTCCGTCCCGGTGACGGTGTTCGCCGTTGCATGTTTGCCCGTGAGGTGTACTTCACTCAGCTCCCGGGGGCGTACCGGGACAAGCTTCGTGACGCCCTCGGTGAACACAACGAGTACGGTGACCCGGACGAAAATTCGAAGGTCGTGTTGGTTGAGTACTACGACGAGGAAGAGTATTTGTTGACTGGCCTATATCAGGCTTCGTCATCTGGTCTGGTGGCTTACGGCTCCTCCCAGGATGTTCCGTTGCCGGTAGAGCTGGAACGCATCGAAAACAAGATCGGTATTTGCCCGGTGGTGATCGGGTCTCGTGTTTCTCTTGACGGTGAGATCCGAGGCCAGTTCGATCAGGTCATCGGTCTCCTCGAGGCCCACATCCGTTTGATGGGTTTGATCTTGGATTATGCCGACCAAGCGGTTTACTCTGACATTTTTGTTAAGGACCTGATCGGTGAGATGCCTTACGGTGGTGGCTCATTCATTGAGCTAGGCCCGGCTGGCGCTATTGGTCGTGTCCCCCCGGCAGTAAGTTCGTTAAACGTCCAAGCAGATTTGGCTCAACTGATTGACGGCATCCATGTGGGTGGCCGTTGGCCGAAGAGTCGACCCGGCGAGATTGACCAGTCGATTGCTTCAGCGAAGTTCCTTGAAGCTTCGGCTGGGATGATGAACACGGCAATCAGGACGTACCACCAGATTCTGCAACGTCAAATGGAACGTGCGTTGCGTATCGCCCTCGAGATCGATAAAGCGTATTTCCCTGGCCCGAAGATGGCCGCAGGGATTCTTCGCAACCAAGAGTTTTTAAGCGAGTACAACGCTCGCACCGATATCGACCCCTCTCATCGTCTCCGAGTCGAATACGGTTTGGGGTTGGGTCGTGACCCTGCACAGTCCGCTGTGCTGCACATCCAATACTCTCAAGCAGAGTTTGTTTCGAAAGAATTCGTCCAAGAGAACATTGACGGTTTGACTGATGTTGGCCGGGAACGTTCTCGTCTTGACGTGGAGAAGTTCCGGGGGATGGCTTTGGCGAAACTTCTTCAAGGGCTCGAATCGGGAATGGTGCCGAATGCGGCGCTCGTAAAGATCGCTCGTGCCCGTGAGAAAGGTGACGACTTGTTTGACTTGTTCAACGAGTACATTGTGAAACCGGAGCAAGAGATGTTGGAGGCGCAAATGCCAACCGGCTTAGGTGCTCCGGTAGATCCTGGTATGCCTCCAGGTCCTGGGGGTCCCCCAGGTGGACCGGAGGGTCCTGGCGCTTTACCGCCAGCGCCACCAGGTGGAGCCGAGTTGTTGGCCCGTTTGGGGATGCCCGCTGGTGAAGGTGGGATGCTTGGGACACAGGTGAGCGGATGACCGAGTTCCCGGAACCTCGACTACTTGTAGATGTGTTGGAGGATTACATCAATAACCCGGACCTGCTGGGTGAACGCCCAGAACTTGACCCGTTTGAGGATGACACTCCTATCGAGTGCTCTATCGACGGACACGAGATTTGCGAAAGCTGTCAATAATGGCTGAGATGGATATAGAGAAAACACCAACCCAAAACACTTCGGTAAATAAACCTGAGTCTGGGACGTACGGTGAGAAAGCTGATGTGGCTGCGCTCAAGTCAGCGCTTCCTCCGATGGCTACACCTGAAGCGCAGGGTGTGGGTGGAGGACCCGGCCCTTTACCGGACAGGGGTATGCCCCAGAAGGAAGGTCGCCCGGCTGAGGGTCCTGCTCTTCTACCTCAAGGCATGATGGCCCCAACGCAACGGCCAGGTGTTCCCCTCTCTCAAGCACCAGCCCCAGGTCCGGCACCTATGCCCCCGAAGCAGCAAGCTGGTGATCAGCAGCGACTAGCAATTCTTGATGCTTTGACGACTCACCCTGAGGTTTCCGAAGAGACACGGGAATGGGCGAAGCTGGTCATGGAGTCATTAATCGAAGCTCGTAGGTAACAGTCATGGTGATGACAGGAAGCATCATTCCCCAACGGGAAGAGTTCTCTGAAGAGGAACCAGTCCCTGAGCCACCCCCGTCACCTCCGGCAGTTGAGGGTGAGCAGCCCGGCTTTTTTGACCCGATAAGACAACAAGGCGTTCTCTCAGGTGGCGTTTCGTTGCTCGGCGCAATGATGCCGCATGCGATGATCGGTGAGCAGATAGCTCAACGAGCTACTGACGGATTTCAACTGAAAGACGTTGTAGGTGCCCTCGGCGATTTTGCATCTGTGCAGGCGTACGCCATGCCGGGTATCGGTGAGGGTTTAGGTGTCCACCATGCGACACAACCTGATGCAGGGTGGATAATGCGTGTCCTTGGAGTTGCGGGTATAGCTGGCACCGGTGCCGCTATGGGGCTCGGTGCCGCAGCCCATGCAGTACCCCAGGGGGGAATAGCCCTAAATTCGATTTTAATGTTGGGACCCGTCGGGAGGGCAGGCCCAAACCAAGTTCTCATTCCCCGAATCGTGGCGAGCACTTCCAACGATACTCTTGCTGCTCTTTCGGGAACGATGAGGGAACCCATGATCGCCGGGCTGATCATCCCCACTACGGGAGGTGTAGCTCGACGCTCATGGATGTCGCTAGCAAAATCAGGTTTCGGAACTGACTCTTTCGATGAAGCGTCTGCGATGCGTGGCGTCCGTGAGGCCGTTATCGGTAGGCATGTGAAAACGGAATGGGTTCCAAGAAAAAAGAACGCTGCCACTGCCGACGACTTCTTCATGGGGTTGGGTAGAGATCTATTCGAACAGATACCTGACTACCTCGCCAGCAAGGGCAACAACATGACCCCGGAGCAGATTCGGGTTGCTGCTGTGGCGTTAGAGGTCTCAAAATTTGACCATCTGGTTAGCCCTAAAAAAGGTTGGAACAATAAAGGTGTCCTTCGGCTTGGAAAGGACATGCCCCCAGTCGATGAGCATTTTAAGAAACTGGTGGCTGGCGAAGCTCTCTCCGCTGTCGAGCAGGCAGAGCTACGAGCGGCAATCATCCAGTTCGCCAAAGTCACGATGGGAAACGGTCACCCCGAGTTAGCGCTGCAAGATATACGGGCATCTGTGGCGGCTGTGTTTCTTGGCAGTGACCCAGAAAACCCTGGGCGAGTGTACCTGAGTTTCGCTGATTGGGATGCACGGTCTCTATCAAACATGAACGAGGCAGAGTTTCTTCGCCGAGTGACTAGCGCATTTGAGATGAACCCGGTGCAAATCATCCCGTTTCAGGTCAACAACGTCACCGACTTCTTTAAGAGCCACGTCCTCGATCCCAATACAGGTGCCATAAGGAAAGAGTTGGATGCGGGGGTGATGCGTCCAGCGGCAACACACCCCGCATTGAAAGATGCTCGAGCCCAGGTTGTCCCAGTCGAGGACATGAAACGATTCGCTGCCGATGTCACTGACGACGTTCGTGCCTTGTCGGACGATATTCGTGGCAGCGGTATCAAAGAAGCGCTGATATTGGAGTACAACCCGAAGACCGGTGCCGCAGCGTTGGTCGACGGGCAGAAACGTTTGGCTGCCGCAGAGATGCGTGGCCTTGAAGCTGTCCCGGTGCGTGTGGTTGTCAACACGGCTTTAGAGGGTCCTGCCGTTCCCGGTTTGAAGAAGTTCAAAACAAACGTTCCCGAGTCTGTTGTGGTGACCGACATTGGATCTGGGAAAAAAGCTTTACGGAAAGCCCCAGCCCCATTCCAAGGAATTATCCCAGAGTCTCAAAGAGCGATGGATCAAACTGTTGCTTGGTACAAGATCGCTGGCGATGATCTCGGACTTGGGGCTATCGAGATAGGAATATCTCAGCGGAAGCTTGTCGGTGTTGCTTCGTTGATGTCAGCGGGTGAACTGTGGGAGCAAAACATTGAGAAAGCGATCGCCGCTGCCCGATATGTGACCGATCATCCAAACGTAACTGCCGTTCAGTTGCAAAGCCACATGAACGACATAGTAGGTATCAAGGCAACAAAGTCGGAAGCTAACAACGTCATCACCTTCCTCAAAAAAACAGAGAAAGAGGCGGAAAGCTTTTTCTTGGACAAGATGACGGGTCGGCAAACTTTGAAGCAACCCAACTTCGTTGAAGCAATCCTGCAATCTAAAGCTAGTGACATCGAAAAGCACCAAGGGATCGTGTACGGGTTAATGACCGGCGAGATCGACACCTACAACGCCAAGTATTTGTTTGGGGAGCTTGATCAAGAACTCCCAGGAGTGATGGACCGGCATGCGTTCGCAATCAGTATGGGGGGAACGATTGTGCCTGACACTCGCATGTCAAACAACATGTATCGAGCGACCAAACGGGCATACGAAGTTGCGGCCGAACAGATCGGCGAAGTGCAATTCTCAAACGGCGACGTTCGCAGACTCTCTCCGACTGAGGTTCAAGCTTTGGAATGGGTTGCGTGGAGAGAATGGAAAGGCGTCACTAAAAACTTTAAGACCTACAACCCGGAAGCATTCAAGAACCTTTCTGCTCCATCAAACTGGATCCACGGTCAAGGCCCAGCCAAAATATTCAACGACCGGATTTTCAAAGCGATAGAAACGCCACTTCCCCCAGCGTTTACTCACCGCAATCTTGCCGCACAGACGAACCCGACCTGGCGTTACCCTAAAGCCCTTAAAGGTCGAGTGCAGTCAGGCAGTCAACGCTTCGGCACAGGTCTTGGCGTATCAGTTCGGCAAACAACACTGTCTTACGGCGCTGATGGCCTCCAAGTTCAAGCTCCTCCTGGTACCCACATGACCGGTGGTTACGGCAGCTTCGGTTATTCACCGAACGGGCAAGACATTCGCCCTCGCCAGGCAATGATCGTGGCAGACGCAAGGGTTTTCTACAAGCAAGTCTTAGCTGCGGACACGGAAACTCTGACTAAGGGTGTTGGCTTCACTGGCAGCCGCATCAAACTGTTGAAGACTATGGAAACGCAGCCCGGTCTGGATGGCGGTCTGGCAATCTCTGTTTCCGTACCCTCTGTGACCAACCAGGGAATACCGGGTCGTCGAGCCCACAAACAGATGTCCGCTCGAATGCAAGAACGTGGGATCGAGCATGAACTCATTTTAGAAAACGGGTTCGAAGGCCGATCAACCGTTTGGGTAGACGACGACGGTACCCACTACTGGAGTCGTGCCGATGTGGAAGAGGCCGGATTCAATCCCGACATGCTGGAAAAGACCGACGACGTAGAGAGACGTTCGGGTGGGATCTTCCGGTTTGAGGATCCAGTGATGATGCAACGTGCCCGAAACTTTATGCATTCGGCGAACCCGCATCTCGAGGAAGGCCACGTTCCCGCTGCTGCCGCAGCGAAGCAAGGCTACCTGGATACCTGGGCCGATGTCCACGGGTTAGGACCGATCAGGGGAATAAAGAAAGAACTCGCCCATCGAGGGGTTGCTCGAGAAACGGAAGGTGTTCGTTCCCCGTTGGAACGCACCCAAGCTGATTCAGCGATTGGTCGACGAACAGCAAACGCATATGAGGCTGCACCAACAAAGATGACAGATGCGGACGTGGGTATTTACGATCAGATGATTAACGAAGTCGACGCCCAGTACCAGTACATAACCAGGACGATGGGTATCGAAGTTGAGGTTGTCAACACCAACCCGTATGCGAACCCGTTGGAATTGGCGGCAGATATCCGAGACAACAACAGATTAAAAGTGCTGTCGTCTGAGTCAACGGGCGGTCATCCTTACATGACTAACGCCCAGAACGACCAGTTTCGTGCCGTTCATGACTTCTTTGGTCACACGGTGATGGGGAACAGTTTCACTCGTCACGGCGAAGAAGCCGCTTATCTGATCCATGCCCAAATGTTCTCTGAAGGTGCCCGTGGAGCGGTGCATTCTGAGACTGCGGGACAGAATGCTTGGCTGAACTATTCGAAAAAGAACCGAGCGAAGGCACGAAAAGCTTTGCGGCAAGGGTTGTCCTACGAGGGCCAATTCGGTGAGCAGAAAGCGGTCGTGTTACCTAAAGATCTGTGGTCTGACAAGACCCTCGCCGCTCACCCAGGTTTGTTGAAGGGTTCAGACCAGGGTCGAATGATCGACCATGTTTACAACGAACAGATCCTAGATTTTGTGATGTACGGGAACGGTGAACGTATCCCTCCAGGGATGACAGAAGCATTCGAGCATGTGTACCGGGACAACGTAAATGCGGTATTTCACATGAGCACTGAGGGCGACCCTAATGCGGCGAACACGGTCCGTGCATGGGTCGAAAGCGATGGCCTTTTAGAGTACTTCAAAGACTCAACTACTGGCCGGTACACAACGCAGGGTGGGGCTCATACCTACAGAAAGATTAATGGCCGCATGACTTGGGATGGGGTAGCCGACGTGGTGAACCCTCAAGTAGTCGACGACTTCAACGTTCCCAATGTTCATCCGTTCGATGTGACCATCGACGGTAAACGAGTGAGCGAGATCGCTGTTCATCTCCCCCTCGAGGGAACAGGGCAAGTGCAGATGGCTCTCGGGCAGACCACTATTCCGGGGGCTGACCCGAGCAGGGTTGTGGTGTGGCGACTTACGTCACGAGGCACAGCAGACACATTCAGTTCAGGTGGTTTCCGTTCAGAAGTAGAAGTCCCTGACGTTAGAAATAACCAACGTATGGATCCAACATTGAAAGACGAGATGGTGCAGTTCATTAACCGAACTGGTTGGAAGGGCGGCAGCGGTAAAGGTAAAGGCACAGTGGGTCTGCCAGCGTTCAAGGTGGCGTCATGATTGGTGCTGTCGATCAGGCTCTGAAGTCCATTAGAGCAGTAGAGGAATCCTGGTCGCTTCCGAAGCTGCCTGAGATGGTGTCTTTGGACCTTGCGGCGTTCTCTGGTTTGGATACTCTGGGTCTTCAACAGCTTCTCACAGGTTTAGACGACGACGTTCAATCCGCTCTCGAACCCCCACTGCATGAACCAACTACCCGTAGCTACACCTTCGGCCAGAACGCCCGACGAGTCATCAGCGGTGTAGCAAACTTTCCGCTACCCAGCGACGTTGATACTGACGCAGTGCAACAGTTCAAAGCTCGAGCCATCAGACACGGCTACCTAGATCCTCGGAATGTCACGATGGACTCTTCCTGGTCCCCGGCATTAAACAACGTGTACTGGGATATAAGGAACGACGATTTCACTCGAGCCAAACAAGGCAGCGTCCCAGGTCCGGGGTCATCCATCGGTGAAGTAATGGAAACGATGGACAAGTGGCTGTCCCCAACAGGTTTGTTGGAGGCAGCTACCGAACTGGGCATGTTTTGGGACATCGACCAAATAAGGGAAGACTGGGCTGGCGGTCAACCGTTAAAAGATTTTGGTGAAGCGTGGCACAGTCTTGTCAAACTCAACCCGCTTGACGCAATGAAGTCTTGGTGGAAGGCGGCGTCGACGGTGGATGACCTGTTGATGCCAGCGATCAACATTGCGTTGATGTCATCTGGTGTTGGTCAGGTCGCCCTTTTCGGTCGTGCTGTTAAAGGTGGCCTGGTTGGGGCTAAAGCTTTACGAGCAGTCAACGGTGTCAAGTATTCGCCATTAACGAAACTGAACCCTCGCCTCGGTCGTCTGGCTATGGAAACGACCGACGTTGGTGCTGACGTGAACCGGATGCGTCAAGGTGGACTCATTGCTGGTCGACTTGCCCCAGGCGCTGAGAAACTCGCCCAGATTGAGAGCACCGGAAAGACCGTTAATGCAACCCGTGTGGCTTTGGGTCAAAAGATGACGGCATGGCGTGAAATGCCGAATGTGATGATCACAAAGAAAGCTGTCCAGAAGGGCATGCAGCTTGGGTTCGTATCTCGAACAGAGCAGGCTTTAGGAATCAACCCTGACACATCAGTGTCGGACCTTCCAGGTGTGCGGTCGGGCACACAGTTTATGCGTGGCTACGGGGAACCGACCAAAGCGAGTTTGCCTGCCTCAATCATGTTTGAGGCGATGTTTACACCTACTTTGATTATTCAGCCCGGTGTCGTCAAAAACCCGTTCGGGTATCTTTCAAGGTTCTCGAAGGTAGCTGAAGATGCGTTCTACACCGAAGAGTTCTCCAACGCTGTTACCGCAAACCTTCTTACCAAAGCCGACGAAGCAGCCGAGTCTGGCAAGGGACCTGCTGAGATTGAAGCTCTTCGAGCACGCCTGGCAGATGCTTGGCGAGCGGAGGTTCGTGGGAAGGGTGCTACGAAAGCTCTGGCTGACAGATTCACCGGAGGTGACACAGAGCAGCTTGGTGGGTGGATGACATGGATGGCTATCAGTTCAGCGGTCGACGCTGCCGCCCACAACAAGCTGAAGGCGGGGGTACTAGCAAAGACCGAGGACATATTCGACGAAACACCTAGCAAGTACATCCTTGATTTTCACACTGCCCGAAATGGGTATTTGACTCAGATTCGTCACATCGACCCGAACGATCCTGAAGCTGCGTTGCGAATGCTTGCGAATGCTAAAGGCGGAAACGCCCGCCAAGCAGACATCTTGTACATGGAATACTTGGACGAATTTGTGCATGGCCCAAAGGCGGTGGCAACTTCCAGTGGCCGGTCTTCTCTCGATGCGCTTGATGAGATGATCGGGGCCCACAACACTTCCAGAGTGAACCTCATCAAAACCCTTCTTGAGGAGCACATGAGGCCGGGGATGTTAGAGCTTGCGGTTCAAAGCAAACTTGACGACATGGGCGACTGGCAGAATTACGTCAAGATAAGCGATGAGCTTGAGCAGGCTTTCATCGGAGGGAAGCTTCACAACTCGAAGACAAAAGTTGCGATTAACCCTGAGACTGGACGCCAGCTTGGCAGACAGCAACGCCTTGTCGATGCCGAAGGTGTGACTCTTGCCGACGACAAGCTGTCGACTGAACTGATGCTTGATATTCGTGACATCCTCGACGACCCGGCTTTCATTGAGTACGCCAAAGAGGGCACGTTCAACATGTTCGGGGGCACGATTGATGCTCGA